AATGCTTTTTTAGCTTGCGAAGGGCTTAGGCATTTCGTATACCCATCCGGTACTGTCTGTATCCGCTCGCATTCAACCACGTTGAGTTCTCTGTAGTTGAGCTTGCTGGTGTCACTATTCAGCGCTATCTTTGGCGAGTGAGACGTTGTTAGTGCATCTGTAAACTTAGCGCTTGGTTTTAGTATTCTGCCTAGTTCGCTAATACCGCTTTTTGCTTTATCCCCTTTGTTATATCGGTAACCCCTATCATTCTCTGTCACGCCCTTAACTCTATTGTTAAAAACAACAGTTTTTACATCGTAATTATTGGCACTTATATCCAGTATGTCGCGAACATAAACCTCTCTATTTAGAGGTGCTATTACGCTCCAATTACACCAATAATAACGCTGTCTGTTTTGTGCGCTAACTAAGTTTGAATTAATAAAAACAGGTTCAACACCTAAATATTCGGTTATAACTTGCAAATGTTCGTTTTTCATCTTCACGTTTTCAAGCATGAACTTAACTTTAGGATTCACGCTGCGAATATGATTCAGAATATCCACGTAGACAAAAAACAAAGCGCTACGAGGATCATCAAATGCCAATTGCTTGCCTGCAAAACTAAACCCCTGGCAAGGGCTGCCACCTATCAGCAAGTCGATACTAGCCCAATCAATAGGCCATTCTTTCCACTTAGTAACGTCACCTAAATGGATAATGTCAGGCCAGTTGGTTTGTGATACCTTAATTGCGTGTTTATCCACTTCGCTGGCGTAGTAGTTTGTAACTGGCAATCCTGCGCGTTCAGCTGCAATCCTGCCGCAGCTCATTCCATCAAACAAAGAAAGTATGTTCATTTTATCCACCCTCAGATAATCCCGAAATAGCGTGGCGGCAACAAGTCTCGGGTGCAACTTGCTTTCGATAGCTAATCTAGCCGCGCCTTTATTGTATCACAATTCGACTATCAACAAATCCGACCAGTTACGCTATACTAACCAAAACCATCAGGGCTAAACCATGGCATTCAACGACATCAAACGACAATCGGGCCGCATAGCCTGCACCATATTTGAGATTGACCTAGACATCAACGACCCTTCGCTTGATGCAGAGTTTGCCGCAAACCCTAACAGCTACGGCACGCCAAAGACCACTAATGATGTTCGCGCATGGCTTGCTGGCTCAGTGCGGACGTATCGCTATAGCGACCAATACATTGCCAATCTTGATTGCTTTCCAAACCTGCGCAGCGCAAAGAGTAATCCGCCAAAAGCGAACCCGGGCATTGACATTGGCTTTCGAGCTACGGCCACAATCGACATTGACGACTTTGAAACGAATGATGCTTACGAGGTTCAGGGGCTGTATGCTGACCGCAGGGTGGAAGGTTCACACTTTGCCAAGCTGTTTGCCAGAAACTTTGTCAAAAACCGTCCAGCTCGCATCCGTCGTGGCTATCTGACTGATGCAGGCGTTTACGACGAGGCGAACTTTCAAACCGAGCACTACATCGTCGACCAATACCAAGGGCCAACACTATCCGGAAAAGTAGACTTTGACCTTGTGGACGTTTTGGCTCTAACTAACGGCATCAACGCAAAGGCTCCTGAAACGACCAATGGCACGTTAAACGCTGCGATTGATACCGTAGCAACCAGCATCACAGTAAACCTTGAATCTGGCTTGTCTGCTGCTGATATAGAGGCCAAGTTCGGCGCTAATGCTGCAACTGGCTATCTGGCTATCGGCAACGAGTACATGGCGTACACAGTGACTAGCGCGACTGGCGTAGCTCCGGTGGTCATGGGTATTACCCGCGCAGAATACGGCACTGTTGCGTCAAGTCATGCGATTAATGCCACGGTGCAAAAGGCTATTGCCTACAATAATGCAAACATTATGGACGCGCTGGACGATCAAATAAGAAATTACACCGACATCGACAATAGCTACATCCCTACCGCAAAGTGGAACGCATTAAAAACCGGCTCGCTCAGTAATTACACGTTGACAAACATAATTGTAAAAGAAACTGAAGTTAAAAAGACTGTCAACGAGCTAATACAGATTGCTGGCTTAACTATGTATGTTGATGTTGTTTTGCGTGAAATAACCATTATTGACTCACCAAACTTTGACAATCCGGTGATCACTTTTGACAGCATAGAGCATTACGAAGTCGGCACATTCGACGCGCCAAATGATTTTGACAAGCTGGTCACGCGCCAGCTGGTAAGGTGGGCACCAAAGGATTACTCCAAAACAGAGGATAGCAACTGGACTAAATCATTTAGAGTTGCTGCCATTCTGGAAGAATTGCCGGAGAGATTGGGCGTTAAGTCTGACGGTAAAGAGGTTTTATCAAGATGGTTACCAAACACAGTCAACGGCAATCAGATTGCTACTGGTATCGCACAGCGTAACGTGGCGCGGTTTAGTCAGATACCAAGGCGGGTAAAGTTTGAAGTCGATTCAAAGTATATCGGCTTGCTTGAAAACAGTCAGCGCATGTGGGTTGGTTCAGTGTTTAACTGCATCACTCCGGCCAAGGTGTTTTGCAATGGTGCATTTGAACCACAAATATTAACCTGTCAGTGTACGTCCGTAGTCGCTTCACGCAGGGCTGATAAGTGGACTGTCGAAGGCATATCTTATCAAGCTAACATTCCTCCAAACGCCGACTACTACATTGATGCAGGTGAATACCTTGATTATGTCCTGTCTGATAACTTTGATTTCAGCGCTACAGATAAAGAGTACATTGTTGTTATTAACTCTGGCGCTGTATTCGGTTCAACTTCGCATTTAACCGCTGGATTCAGGCAGGGCACGTTTGGCGCTGGCTCCACCCTTAAATTGATAATTCAGGGTCAACTATTCGGCAAGGGTGGTGATGGTGGTAGGGGCGCAAATACTCAATTTGAGCCCGGAACCGGCTGCGTTTCAATCAGCGGCACTGGCGGTCAAGACGGCGGACCGGCGGCTGAATTTACCACTGATGTTACTATAGATAACAGCTTTGGATTGATTGCTGGCGGTGGCGGAGGCGGTCAAGGCGGTTTTGGTTATTGCGACGAACCGGAATCATACACAGGCGGCGGAGGCGGAGGCGGTCAGGGCTTTGTCGGTGGCGCTGGTGGCTTTGCTGGTGACTTTGGCACTTACATTGGTAATTTTGGCAATGATGGTACGGTAAATAACCCTGGGATTGGCGGCACCACTTTAAACGGTGACTTGATTGGCTTTACGGGTGGAGGTCTTGGTCAGGCGGGTGGCGGAACCACCGGTGGCGGCGGCGGAGCAGCAATCATCACCAACGGCAACACGATAACTATCACCGCAGGCAACAATGCTGAGCAGATAAAAGGCGCGATTGTGTGATGTTTGGTGTATTATTAATGCAGATTATTTTGGAGTTTTATCAATGTATCAATACAGTAATTCATTAATACGCCAATTTCCATCCTTGGTTACTGGAAACGCAGCAGTTGGCGTTCAAGCCACTGTTTATGTCGGTGAAACCAACACGCTTGCATCACTGTTTGAAGTCAATGGCTCACCAAAATTAAACCCAGTTACAACCGATGGTAAGGGTTTTTATTCCTTCTCGCTTGCTGATGGTGATTATCGTATTGTTTTTTCCAGCAGTCAGTTTGCCACTTTGCGGATTAGCGTTTTAGATGGTTCGCAGATTAGGGAGGAATTTGATGATTTAGTCGCGTCAAACTTAGCCTTTAGAAATCAACAACAAGCCGCATACGATTCTTTTGTTTTGTCTCAAGGGTGGGATCAAGTTGGTACGTTTGCGGCAGGATTCACCTACACCTCGCCCAATCAAGTAGGTCAAGACTCTAGCGGTAACTGGTGGCGCTGGAATGGAACTTTCCCAAAAGTTGTAACTGCTGGCACTTTGCCAAGCTCTGATGCTAACTATAAGCTGGTCGGTGATGGCGTTTTGCGTAATGATTTGGCTGCCACTGATAGCACTGTTCAGGTTGGGGGGGTTGAGGCCGGCTTGACTGCTAGATTTGTAAATGGATTAAAAGGTTTATCCGCAAAAGCCAATAGACCGCAAACTATAAACAGTATTTATGTTAACGGTCTATACGGTGGCGGAACTATTAACTATGACCCGTCAGCAAATAAAGCTGACCATGGCAAGATTAAAGGCGATACCTTGTATATTGCACCAGAGGCAATATCGGCATGGAGTGGAACATCGGGCGACATCGACACCCTTTGGGGATGGACGGGAGCTGGCAGTGGTTGTTACACGATGCAGCGTAATATGTTTCACGCTCTAGTTTTTGGAGCTGACCCCACAGGTGTTTCAGAGAATTACAAGCACTTTGGTTGGTGCGCAAAGGCTTTTGACGGTAATGGCGGCTATGGCACAATTAACATCTTGCCGGGATTCTACAGAATATCTAATACCATCCAAAACCTTACAAATAAAATAGGGATAAATGGCGGCGGTTCATCTAATACGTTCTTGCAGTGCTATAACACAGGTACGACTCCAGTTATTGTTTCAAGCGCTGCCGCTGCTGGAACGAATGCTTTAACCGCATACCGAGGCTTCTCGTTAGTTAACCAAGTGGCTAATGGCTACGGTCTAAATATTCAGGACTCTGCCTACATGCTTTTTGAAGACGTTTACACCGAAAACTTTGCTGGACACTGGCTTTTAGACTCTGTTTTAACATCTACATTTAACAAATGTACATCTCGTTTTGGTCCAACAGGCTGCTTTGGTTTATGGGCCAAGAACACTGGAACATCAAACCCTAACGCTTTAACATTTGTTGGCAGTACGTTTAGTTCGCTGGATGGTATTGGTTTGCGCTTTGACAACCCTTCACGCATTAGCTACTTGGGAGGGTCAATTGAGGCTTGTGGTAGCGGTTCTGGTGGCGGAGTTGTTATAAATGACGCCGGAGGCCAAGGTGCGGCAGCGTTTACTTTTGAAACCTACTTTGAAGGTAATGGCGGTATCGCTGATGTTTGGATCAATATGTCAGCAGCATCCGACCCGTTCACAGGGGTATTCAGAAATAGTGCGTTTAATCGTATAGATGATAAATTTGCCACAAACAACATTAGGCTAACTCAGGCTGCAGGAAGTAAACTCGCAGTAATTAAAGTTGGCGACGGCTGTGCCTTCCAAAAATTCGGAACTTACACGCCAAACTCAGGAAGAAAATATGTGTTAATAGACTCTGCATCCGACAACTATAGATATGTCGATGATGGAAGCAATTTATTTTCATCAAATATGGAGATACCTGAGATACTCCCGGCTCCACTAACTTTTGGTGCATCTGTTGCAGTTGACTACTCAAAGTATTCAGCCAATGATTTAATACCACTAACAATAGTTAGCGGTGTGAATTTTCAGATTGAAAACCCAACAAACGCAAAACAAGGTGACAATTTTAGATTTTTTATTAGAAATAATTTTGGCGCTGCTGGTGCGCTAACCTTTGGTTCTTTTTACAAACTTGCATCAGCCATTACAGCCCCCACAATAAATCAAGGGTTAATAATTGAATTTAAATTTGTTGCAGGCGGCATATTTGTTGAAACAAATAGGGTCACGGGCATTCAGTTGGTGTAAACATGAAAAGCTTCGGCAGAAAATATAGACTTTCAGTGATAGGTGGGCGCACAGCATGGTAAACACATCAACCCTAATCAAAACAGAAGAAGGCTTCCGAGCGAAGCCTTACTACTGCACCGCAGGAATGCCGACGATTGGCTATGGTCGGGTGGTCGGCAAAAAAGGTGATTCGCTACCTGACATGACAACTACGCCAGAAGCTGAATCTGAGTTTGTCGAAAAGGAAATCGCTAGACTTGAGTATAAGCTTGCAGGCATTTATCCAAACGCATGGAGTAGATGCAACGAAGCAAGACAGGCTGTTTTAGTCAGTATGGCTTACCAGCTAGGCTTATCTGGGCTCGCTGGATTCAGGCGCATGTGGGCTGCTATAGGTGAGTCAAATTGGACCGAAGCAGCAAGACAGGCTTTAGATAGCAAGTGGGCTAAAGTTGATTCACCTAATCGCGCAAAACGTCAGGCTGAGCAGTTGGAGTCTGGATTGTGGCATCCGTACTATGGAGGTAAGAATGAATTGGTCAAGCATTAAAGAGGCTGTGGCAAAAGTAGCGCCGATTGCCGGAACGTTATTAGGTGGTCCTGCTGGCGCTGCCGTTGGCGGATTGATTAGCTCCGCTTTAGGTGTTGAGGCTAAGCCAGAAGTGGTTATGACTGCGCTTGGTAATCCTGATAACCTGATGAAACTCAAAGAGCTTGAGAGTAATGAGCGCAAGCATTTGCTAGAGATGCAGCTTCAAACGCTACAGGCGGAGCTTGGAGATGTTCAAAATGCAAGGGCCGCACACGTTAACAGTAAGATGCCAGCCATCGTTACAGGTGCGCTTACAGTGTTATGTGGTGGCTTGCTGTATGCTTTACTGTTTGTTGATGTTCCACCTGAAAACCGTGAGATTTTAATACAGTCACTTGGTAACGTTTTTGGCTTCTGGGGCGCATCTTTGGCTTATTGGGTTGGAACTACAAGAAGCAGCGCCGAAAAAACATCTTTACTTCGGCGCTAATCTGACTTAATCTTTACTCGAACACTCCACGTTCTCCTGTCCATGTTGATTGACCCTTCGCCGCAGCTTAACCCACTGCGGCTTTTTTATTGGACATGCGAATATCTTCTACCGGTGCGAATACTGCTAATGGTGCAGTGACTAACTCCGTATATTGCAGCAAGCACAATACACTTTTCCTTGCTGGCCCTTATTTCTCTAATTTGCTCATCGCTAAGTGCTGCCTTTAACTTCCTTGAATTTTCAACACGCAAGCATCCGCAAGATTTTGTGGACGAATACGGTGTAAGTAACGCAAGGCTTCCGCATTCACACTTTGCAACCCAATTCACATGCGGTCCGACAGTCCAGTTAGTGCAATGAATAAAAGTTAACCTGCCTCGCTTCATCCCTGAGTAATCACTTTGGTGGATGCTTGTTGGCACCTTTATTTTTTCTGCAAACTCAGCCGATATTCTCATATCTCCCCCGTAAATTTGAACTGCCTTATCCAATAATTAACCGACATAGGCCGAATGTTTTCACCCATGGCTTTTACGGCTGGCACGGTCCCAAGATTATGCTCTGCTTTGTACGCCATTATGCGCTTTATCTTGGCAACCAATAACTGTCTGCGCTCACCTTGTATGCGCGATATGCCTTTGCGCGGCGGCTGCATATTTACCGGTTTTTGCTTGTGTTTTTTCAGTATCGTATTCACCTGCGCTGTGGTGTATCCGGTCATTCTTGCCACTTTCCACGGCTGCATTTCCTTTGCTAGCTCCAATACTGTTGATACTTCTATCATTTAAACGCTCCAGCGCCTTTTGTAGGCTGTAGTAGTTAATTGTCATTTATTTTCTTTAACGCCCCAACCGATAAATTTCATCCACATGCGCTGCCAAAAGTTAAGCTTATCATAGCAAATCACAAAGCATCCTCCGGCCGGAACGCTTACCAACCATCTTGGCTTAGGCTGCGCGATAAAAGCATATTCTTGCGCTTGATATTTAATTTTATCTTCCATCTTCATTCTCCAAATTTACACTCCAGCCACGCGCACAAAACAACAGCGCACAGCCAGAGGATGGTTATTGTTGGTAGGGTCATGGCTTGGCCTTAGCTCGGAGCTGGGTGGCGTATTCGGTTTTTACAGCTAAAAATTCATCAGTTTCAATAAAAGATAAATCCGATAAATCTCCGCCATCCGTCCCGCGGCAGCCTGAATATGCAACAACAACTGTTTTGCTCAGCTCGTTTACTGCAAATTCTGAGAATTCCTCAACAGCCTTCGCAGCCACTTCCTCATCGTGGGCGGCTAGGTTGACTTGCGGTGTTTCATTAGACAGCTCAATAAATGCCGTTAATGTGCGCATGTCATTAGTAACCAGCCCGCCCCACTCTTTTCTGATAGAAGAAAACTTGTTGACGGTAACAGCCAAAGCATCACGCTCAGCTTCAAGTTTTTCAGCGTTGCGAATAAATTCATCCATCTTCCATTCATCAGGGCGGTCACATCGCCATTTTGATAACTCAATTGATAGTTTCACAATCTACCCTCCATCTTATCCGCATGTAAAATCAGCTCAGCGATGTCATAACGCTGCTGTTCACGCGCCCGGCTAGCATTATAAGCAAATCCTCGCTGTTGGTTATAGTAAAAGCCTGACTGCTCGCACAGGTCCATCAGGCGGTTGTGTAACTGGTCTTTATTGCGGCATGTTGCCAGCTCGTTTTTTGCTTCGGTTAGGTTGTTCATCATCCACACTCATCATTAAAATCCCGTTTAACAGCATCAGCCCTATCAACTTCAAAGTGCAGGTCTGCATTTTCTCTTTCCAGCTCGCCGATGCGCTTTTGTTGCTTCTGTTCGCGCAGGTCGTAAACTCCTGACGCCACAAACCACGTTGCCAACATCACAGCTACGCACAACAGAAAGGTTTCTATTGGGTTCATGCAAGTCTCCAATACAAACCAACAGCAAAGCCAACAATAACCAAAACACTGAATAGTCTCGCAAGTGCCACCATGTTCGATTGGCGTTTGGTTTTTGGTTGTGAGCAGTCTATTAACGGCACATAAGGCGCATTATGCAATGGTGTTGAATCGTACTTATCCATAAACAATTACCTCCAGATGGTCTTTTATTTCATAAAGCTTTTGCTCAAAATTCAAATCAGAAGCCCACGCTTCAAGCAGTATTATTGGCTCGGGGTTTCCTTCCGCAAAAAAACCAACAGTTAAATGCGAGTGATATGCAGATAAGTGACAATTTTTCACCTGCTTCTCACCATGCAACCACTTGCAGTTAAAAATAAACACAAGCTTGCTTATATCCGATATCAGGTCAACGATTGGCTGCTCTGCGTTGGCTAGGGCTTGTACGGTTTTTTGTTTGCGTTTTTCAGGTGTCCATTTTTCAACAGACTGCCTGGTTACGCCGTAAAATTCTGCTAGGTCTTTGGTTTCCACTTTGTTCTCCTGTTGATTGCCAGTTAGCGACTGGCGGCATTTTCAAATGAAATATTTATTTGCCTTTTTATTGACTGGATAGTGTACGGATAGCTAGGGTCAACACTAAAAGAAACGCCATTCAGCTCAATGTCAAATGTTGTAGATTTCGATTTGTTGCCAACCTTCCTGATTGAAATTATTTTACCGCCAATATCTGCAACAACTTTTTGCATCTTATCTAATTGAGTTGCCATCTTTTACTCCGGTATATCTCGTTTCGATAAAGCAACTATAGTTGCAAGCAATGAAGGTTGCAAGTGGTTTTTTACTGGTCGGATCAGTTAAAGCGCAACAACAGAAACAGGGTGGCAGCGAAATCTCTCAAACAAGCAAGCCGGAATATCATCCGGCTGCTCTGAGGTTAGATAGGTGAATGGCAGTTTATAGCCTGGCAGCAAAACGGAGTAGGACTTCATAGCAAACCTATTGGCTTATTCTGGCAATCAGCGCACCATCTGCACCAGTAAAGCGGCAATTGGCCGGCGCTGAATGACTCAGCCCCTTTATGGTGCCTGCATCGGTAACACAGGTATAGTCTTTTCATTGCGCTTAAACTCCAAACACCTAACAACAACCCCGCCCCGATACCGCTCAATAACTGGCATCGTGTCGAATGGCAACTTGCTACAGTCTTTATCTCTTCGTTCGCACACTCTGCACATGCCCCTTAATAATGAGCGTAGCAATATCTTTCGTATCCTGGCGCGTCAACTCAGGTATGCGCTCAAGCAATTCCTTGCGCTGCTCTTTTGGTGCGTCAGCTATCCACATGGCATCGGCATAGATCATCATAGCAAGCGCATGGCTAACTTCTTCGTCAACATCTGCAACGGTGCATTCCTTTTTAACCAGCCGGTCAAATTGAATTGCATGGCGTCTTATTTTTTGCCAATCCATTATTTTAAATACTCCGATATTTTATTGGCTGCGTCTTGCCATCCTTTGCAAATAATAGCCTGATAACCCAATGATAAAAGCCTTTCAATCCATAGCTTTTGATTTTCCGATGCTTTACCTTTTTCTGTTTTCAACTCAATAAACAGCCCGTGGTAAATACCGGATGGCACAGGCAAAAACAAATCAGGAACGCCACTTCGTACGCCTTCGGCTTTTAACTTTGCCGCAACTGATTTATATCTGAATCCGCCGTTAGGAATGGCAAATACAAAGCCTTTGTATTGTGGGTAGGTCACATCAAACCAGTTGAGCAGTGTTACCTGGTGCGCGTGTTCTGTTGGCTCTTTCATGGCTCTAATTCCTCATATGTCCAAATTAATCCGTAAGATTTTTTCCCGCCAAAAATTGAATTTGTTATGCCGCTTGGTGCGCAACTGCCCCTCCATGATGAAACCCATTTTGCAGCCTCAACAACTGAATTGAATTTCATACCGTTTGAGCATCTGATCACTTTTTTTACGAGTTTTGGAACTGATAAAGTGTCGTAAGACCATGAAAACCCATAAGCCTCACCCCTCAATCCGCAAGCAACCATTGATATATTGCCTTGAGAACATCGCGATCCAATCCTTTCTGACAACAACCTCGCAGCTTCAGATGCTGACGGGAATATCTCGCCATCTGAATTAATTATTTTCTTGCTTCTCGCTTTTCTGGTTCTCTCAACTGCTTCTCTCGGCTGTTTTTTGCCAACTTTTGCCATTGCGCTTTTTATTGCATGTTCTGGCATTTGTTTTTTACCAAGCTTTGCTTTTCTTAATTTATTTTTATGATCATCAGTTAGAATAGTTCCTGATAATCCGCCTTCGCCGCCATTTGCTACATTGCAAATTTTTGCATTTATACTTCTTAACCTTTTTATCTCAGATTCTTCAAGCTCATACGCCTCGATCTCTGTTATTCCTGTCTTTACAAAAGAAACAATGTATCCGTGTTTTTTTACTGTATTTCTCCAGTGATCACTCCTGCCACTTTTTGAGTAAGCTCTGCCATTCTTGCCTTTTCCTACATAAAATACAGAGTTATCAGTAGCCCTCAGATGAGTATAAACATAGAAAATACAATCACTCATAAGATTCCTCTTTTTGATTTAAAGCAAAAATTCTATAAAAATCATCACCGTGGCTTTTTGCTGATGTTACAGTCAAAGGTTTGGTGTAAGCTCCATCAGATATTAGCTGATAAGCTTCATCGATATCCTCAACATCATAACCAAATAAGCCGGCGGAAAAGACACCCCAGCCTTTCATTTTCGGGCTAAACCAAGCATGGAAAGTCCTGTACTCTGTTGTAAATGTTGCTTTTATTGTTTTATTCCCTTTTGCGCTTGACCACGGAATCATAGAAAACCTTAAAACCTTGTCGCTAGTGGCTATATGTGGGTCTGATTTTATCTTTTGAAAGTCTAACATAAGGCGGGCATTTGGGTCAACAATTTCATTTTTACAATGACTGCAGTATCTTGCTGCAATATCGTTTTTCTCACCGCATTCTGGACATTCTTTTGATGTCCAGTAGTAGTTGCACTGGGCATGTGTTCCTGCTTGCAACACAAAGCCATTGCAGCGCCTGCCGTGGTGGGCCGGCATTGGGCCGTGATCTGTTTCTATGGTGCAGCCTGACAAATCCACAAAGTAGCCGTTTTCGTTAACGTCAAATCCGTCAGGGTTTGGCCTGCCTTTAAATTCGTTTTGGTATCCGCATTGCGGACAACTGCACATAAACTTTCCGGCTTCGCTTTCCTTGCTGGTCTTAATTTGTGGTTCAAATACATCACCAGACGGGCAGTGGCGCTCAATGTTGCCCGCAAAGTCCATCACCAGGCAATCAGCTTTGTGCTCGTGCAAGCGCAGTCCACGACCAATTATTTGCTGCAACAAAGATGCTGATTCCGTGGCTCGCATAATCGCAACTAAATCGACATGGGGCGCATCAAACCCAGTGGTTAATACTGACACATTGACAAGGTACTTGATTGACATCTGCTTGAATTCAGAAAGTATTCTTTCGCGGTCTTTTGGCGGAGTATCACCAGTAACAATTGCTGACAACTCAGGCGGCAAGCTTTCCATTATCTCATTGGCATGTTGCACCGTTGCCGCGAATATCATCACTCCCATTCGATTGTGGGCCTTTGCAACAATCTCAGCAACTATGAGCGATGTTTTGCGGCCCTTTCCAACAAAAGCCCTGTCTATGTCAGCAGAATCAAACTGGCCCATCCTGTTAAGATTCAGGCCGCTTGTGTCGTATGACTCAGACTGTCCAGCCTCGAATACTGGCGCAGTTAAAAAGCCTTGCTCAATTAAATAACGGGCCTCTATTTTATAAACCAGTTTCTTAAAAAACGGCTTTACGGTTTCTGAGTCGTCTAGCGTCCTGCCTTTTTCGTCTATTTTGTAAATGTAGCCCGAACCCATGCGGTATGGCGTTGCTGTCAATCCAATCACTCGCAATTTTGGATTTTTAAGCTTTAGCTCTGCAATGATTTTTTTAATGGTTGGAGTTATACGATGCGCTTCGTCAATAATAACCGCGCAGAACTGACTGCCAAACTTATCAACTGCATTTTTTACAGTGCCTTCTGTGCCAAAAACAACGGGATGCTTTAGGCATCTGCCGCCAGCGCTAGCACTGAATACACTGGCAGGGTTTCCAGTTGCGAGATACTTCTCACGGTTTTGAAGCACAAGCTCCTTCGATGGAGCAAGGCACAATATCTTTTTACCTCCACTGATGTTATGCAGTGTTTCTGCAACTGCGGCAATAATCAGGCTTTTGCCTGCCCCGGTTGCAGCATTAACAAGGCATGGGTCAAATGATTTTTTAACGTAGCCAATAACGGCGTTAAAGGCTTCCTGTTGGTAGTTTCTTAGTTGCATAAATCACCGCTAAGAGCATCAAAAAAAATCTTTCTCATATCTGAATCTTGCTGAGGCTCATCTTCGCAGTTTGCATTCTGCAAATATAACTTCAACCATTCTGCTTCCTGCTCATTTAGTTCAATCCTTACCTTTTTTTCAGTTATATGTTTGCTTCTCATAACCACTCCAAAAACAAAGCCCCACTTTCGCAGGGCATTAAATCAATTAACCAAACCCCAAATCGTCATCATCGACCGGAGTGTCGCCACCTAAAGCAGCTTCGGTTTCAGCAACATCTTGCACTGGTGTATTTTGTTTTGCTGGTGCTGGCGCTGGACGTGAAGCGCCTGAACCTGATACTGCAGAAACCCAGTTGCCGGTAGATGTTTCGCCAGTCTGTTCGTTTTTCATTGACCATACTTGCACCTTGATACCCATAGGCTTTCCAGTTAAGCAAACCATTAAATCTTGATCGGTTGGTGCGCGGTTCAGCTTTACCAGCTTGCCGCCACAGTTGGCATCAATCGCCATCAGCATCATTTTGGCTTTATCTGCCTTCTTTGGATCGGCATCAGAGTGGCGGATTTTCTGAAACACTTTACGGCCTTTGTATTCGCCAGCAAGGATGTTCCATCGCAATTCAATGTACTGCTCGCCAGTATTCGCGTTGGTTTTGTTTTCAGCTTCATCAACCGCCGCTTTCAGTTCGGTGTTAGCCGGAATTGGAGGCAGATTAGTGTTAGTTTCAAAACTGCCTGTGGTAACTGCTTTTTCGCCTGTAGATAATGTAAAAAATGACATGATATGCTCGCTTATTTAATGGTTAATTTAGACTTGCCGTCTACTAATTTAGCGCCCTGAATTACAGCGCCTTCTTTCAAAAGTTTTGCCAGCTCGACTTTATCCGGCGCAACACTGACTCTAAAATACTGCTGAGGCAATGATTCTTCATTAACCTCAACAGATTGGCTTGGTTTTCCAATCGTAATTTTAAAAAGACCTTCAATCTTCGGAATGCCTGAAGCTTCCATATTGGTGCGTAAATATTCGCGCAGCCTGTCCGCATCCGCCTGCTTTGTGCGTTTGCGCTCAGTAAGCCGCTTTACTTCATCGTCGTAAATCGTGGCTTCTGCTTCGACTTCTCGGATGTAAGCTGCAACACGTTGCGCTTTTTCTTTGAAATCTTCGGCCAGCAACTCCAGGGTATCTACTTTTTGATCTTCCGGTATGCCTTCGTCAGCCATTAACTGCCGGATTGGTTCGGCAAGTTGGTAGAGTGATAAACTCATTCCGCATTCTCCTGTTGTGTTATTCCGTAGTATTCAACAATGGCAGCATCAACTGCAGCCAAATCGTTATCGATGAATTCGTTTTCAAACAAACCCATCGGCGTTTTTACGTTGTCTGTTCCATCGTTTTTTGTGCTAAACAGATATTGACCGTCATGCAATCCAGTTTTTAAAACAATGGTAAACATGCCGTCCATCGTGATTTTATCGTCCAGCATTTTGCCGAGCGTCTTAATCTTGGCGTTTTGTCCGTATTCGTCAGTGTCAGTGTGGGTTAATAGGTAAACGCGAACATTATTAGGCGCATCAATAGCAGTCTTTGCAATGTTCCAAGCGTTTAAACCAATTTCAGTAAATTTTTCGTAACCTTTTTCACGAGCGCGGCGCATAAACTCGTTGGCCATCACATACTGAAAATCGTCAACGATCACAATTTCTTTGCCGTTTTTTGCTGCGTTTTCAATTGCCATGCAGATATGCGCCGCATTGTCAGTAACCGCTACGCTGCCTGTTTTTTCTTTACCGTTCCAAGGCTTCCATCCCGCTGACCGGAAAGGAAGTGGCTTACGTAACGGCTGAATTAATAAAACTTTGCTTGGATCAAGGTTGCGCATACTGGTGCTTTTGCCAGTGCCGCTTTTACCCATCACTACTGTCGAAATTGCCATGATTTTTGTCCTGTTGTTGATTCGATGGAGTCATTATTATCAGTATAAAACCAATTGTCAAACATTTTTTTAAATGCTAA